ATCGAGAACGCTGGTACCGGGATCTGGAAGAAATGGAAATCTTCTTTGTGTTGTTCTTTGCTGAAGCTTGGATAGCTTTTTGGTGGATGGTCCATCATACATATATAACATTATGAACTCATACATAGACAATCCAAAAAAAGGTGATGATGATTCTGCCGCCTGGGCAGTAAAATGGACAAAACCAGAATACATTGCCAAGCGACGAGAAAACTTTGAAACAGTTGATGCATACTTGTCTCAACCCATTGGCAAATTGTTGGACATAGGATGTGGTTTTGCCTGGGAATCTCGTTGGTTTGCGGAAAAGTACGGCACAGAGTTATGGTTGCTGGATGGTGACCAACAACAAAATGACAGCAAGCCAGAATCAGCGTCTTATGGTAATTGGAACACAACTGCTGATGCTTTGTACTTTTATCACAGTTTTGATTTTTTGGATGCAAAACTTCAAGAACTTGGCACAAAAAATTATCATTTGATCAATGCCAACAACATCAACATACCCGAACATGTGAAATTTGACGTGATAACATCATGGCTCAGTTGTGGACATCACTACCCTGTAAAAACTTATATAGATCTCATGCGTCGACATTTGCACGAAAATACACGTATTATATTGGATGTACGCACCAAAGGTACAGTGGGCAATTATGTGGGTGTAGACGGATTTGAAATAGTAGATGTGGTATCAGCTTATAGTAAAAAACGCAGCACAGTTGAAATAAAGCTGGTCTGAGTTATCTGCGTCTATAAATACCCGCATGAAAATCGTAATTGTCACAGGCGGGTTTGACCCGCTACATTCTGGGCACATTGCCTACTTTGAGGCAGCCCGCGCACTAGGCGATAGGCTTGTGGTTGGCATCAACAGTGATGAGTGGCTCACCCGCAAAAAAGGTAGACCATTTATGCCTGCAGCAGAACGACGAGCCATCATTGAAAACTTACGCATGGTAGACCGTGTGATCGAATTCAATGATGATGATGACACTGCCATAGAAGCCATACGTGTTGCCCGTACATACTATACCATGCCCAGAGCACGGTTTATCTTTGCCAATGGTGGTGATCGCACAGCCGACAACATTCCAGAAATGGTTTTTGATGATGTGGACTTCCGCTTTGGTGTGGGCGGCGAGCACAAAATGAACTCAAGTTCGTGGATACTAACAGAATGGAAAACCCCCAAGACTGATCGTGCCTGGGGGTACTATCGTGTGTTGCACGAAGTAGGTGCCAATACCAAGCTCAAAGAACTCACTGTAATGCCCAAAACATGTTTGAGCATGCAACGTCATGACAGTCGTGCTGAGTTTTGGTTTGTGGCCGAGGGCGAAGCCACAGTGTATACCCTGGATGAGGCATCAACAGATCAAGAAGTCAAGTGCAGTCTTGTCATGCACGAACATACATTTATCCGTGTGAATGAATGGCATCAGCTGTGTAATGAAACCGATCAACCCTTGAAGTTGATTGAGATACAATATGGCGATCGCTGTGTTGAAGAAGACATAGAACGTAAAAAATGAAACCAATTCCTGTGTTTGTGGGCTACGACCCCAGAGAAGCCATTGCATATCATGTGTGTGTGAACTCAATCATCAGGCATGCCAGTCAGCCAGTGGCTATCATTCCTGTGGCATTGAATCTATTCAAAGACTACGATGAAACACATACCGACGGTAGCAATCAATTTATCTACAGTCGTTTCCTTGTGCCACACTTGATGGACTACCGGGGCTGGGCTATATTCATTGACGGCGACATGATCCTGCGTGGTGACATTGTAGAACTGTGGGACCTGCAAGACCTTACCAAAGACATTATGGTTGTCAAACATGACTATCGAACACGCATGGCTGAAAAGTATCTTGGCAGCAAGAACGAAGACTATCCAAGAAAGAACTGGTCAAGTGTGATACTGTGGAACTGCAACAGTTTTCCCAATCGCAAACTAACACCCGAGTTTGTGCAAAAATCAACCGGCGCTGAACTGCATAGATTCTCTTGGATAGAAGATGCTAGAATTGGTGAACTGCCCCCAGAGTGGAACTGGCTGGACGTTGAATATGATGCTAATCCTGAGGCAAAACTGGTGCATTACACACTAGGTACTCCTTGCTTTCATGAGTTTGCTGATGCTGGAGACTTTGCAGAAGAGTGGCACAAAGAAAGATTATTAACCGACTATTGTCAGCAAAGAATATAACATGAATGAATGGGAACAAGAGGACAGAACACCACCAGCACCACCAGCACCACCAGCACCACCCCCACCACATGAATTTGATTTGCTATTGCCGGAAATTCAAAATATAGTTTATGACATTGTAAAATATCGAGTGGACCCAGCAGGTGACTATTATGGCATGAGTTTGGCTGCGTTGACTGAAAAGATTCGCGCATTAGACACATCAGCTGTTCACGCCATTGACAGCGAATACAGATACGAAAGAAAAGGTTATATGTACGATCCTATACTAGAAAGTTTTGTGCGTGGATGTGGTGGACAGATAACCACCTGGAACAAAACAGAAACAACACCTACCCCAATAGTGTTGCGAGGAATTACCAAACGCAAAGAAATGAATGCTTGTCGTGCTCGAGGCAAAGACTTTTATTATATTGACACAGGATACTTTGGCAACGGTAAGAAAAAACTCTATCACAGAATTACAAAAAATGATGTACAAAATTTTGGACCAGTGATTGAACGTCCTGGAGATAGATTTGAACGCACAGGAATTCAACTCAGCAAAGTCCGTGCAACAGGTAGTAAAATTTTGTTGGCGCCACCCAGTCAGAAATTGCTGAATTTGTATGACATCAATCTTGAAACTTGGTTGGATCAAACTTTAGCCGATATTCATGCCCATACTGACCGTGAAGTAGTGATACGCCGCAAACAAGGGCGCAGTGCCAGAGTCAACACAGATACTATAGAAATGGCCTTGGACCAAGACATATATTGCTTGATAACTTATTCCAGCATTGCAGCCGGTGAGGCCATATTGCATGGTAAACCTGCCATCACACTTGGTCCCAACGCTGCTGCCTCGCTGTGCAGTACTATCATTCCAGAAATAGAAAAACTCAAAATACCCAGTCTTGACGAAATTAGAGTCTGGGCAAACCACATGGCTTATTGTCAATTCACTGAAACAGAACTGCGTGATGGCACAGCATGGAGAATATTGCAAGGTGGTTGATGTAGTAGTTTATGTCAGCAGTGTGGCCAACACTCGCAAACACACAAGAAAAATTGAGTGTTTAGAAAGTTTTGCCCAAGGTGTACGTGCAGTAGGACACTCTGTTGTTACAGAATGGGAACACCGATACATTCCCAGCCGCTTGGCTGTGATACTAGGCTGGGCCACCACAAACACAGGTGGTCGCAACATTACACTGCGCAAACAAGTCATTGCCGAACAACGTAGATTGGGATTTCAGACCATGTGCATAGATGCGTCATGTTGGAAGTATCTTGACAATCACGGCAGTTATTTGCGTTACAGTCTCAATGGACCATTTTATGATCATGCTGAATATGCCAACCACAACAGTGATGTCTCAAAATGGTCAGAAATCAGTCGCACACTAGGGGTACAGTTGAAACCAGCCCAAGGTAATACTGAAGGACACATTTTAATTTGTATGCAACGTGACGGTGGGTTTGCCATGAAAACTCTGGATCCCATGACTTGGTTGAATGAAAAAATACAACAGATAAGATCAATTACTGCCCGTCCTATCTGGGTTAGACCGCACCCAGGGCAGTACGACATGAAAGATTTCCAACACTGGACTGACAAAAAACAAATCAAACACCATGTTACCATACTTGAGCCCACGCACAGTCAATTAATAGACAATTTGCAAGGTGCTCATGCAGCAGTATTTTTCAACAGCAGTGCCAGCGTGGCAGCAGTGTGTGAAGGTATACCAATATTCGCAGATGATTCGAGTTGTGTGGCCTGGGCAGTGGCCAACAAAGATATTTCTAAAATTGAGTCACCAGAAACATTTTCTAGAGAACAATGGATATATGATTTAGCATCAGCACACTGGAGCGATGCAGATGCACAGGCAGGTCGTATCTATCAAAAATTCTTGCCTTATCTCAAATAAACAAGCAACAAAAGCATCCTGGCGAATCGTATATGGTAGACATGTTGAGACGAAAACAGTTGCGGTACCCCAGGCTCTTGAACACTTCTATCCAGTCTTGATCTGTTTTGCAATTGATATGTGTGACGTCACGACGTGATACTTCTAGATGAAATCGATCAGGTTGTTCAGCAACAGCACATGGTATTCTAACCAAAACTTTATCAAGTTTGAGTCCAGAAAATAATTCAGCAATTTGTTGATCAGACATGTGCTCAAGCACATCTAAAAATATGCCCAAATCAAATGTGCCTTGAGCATGTGCCAGTATGCGGCATCCATTGTTTCTTGCCTGCTCCACAGCCCAGTCTGATACGTCATAACCAAATACATTTTTGAATCCAGCTTTTTCAAATCCTTTGATCAAGAAGCCCAGACTACATCCATAATCCAAGATGGTTGAATCCTGATCGATCACACTGAACTTATGAAACACTTGTTGTATTTCTTCAGCTGTTTTTACATACCGTTCGCGTTTGGAGAGATAGTCCACATAGTTGTTGGAACGATAGTACTGTTCATCAAACACCTGGGTCATGGAAAGTTCCGATCTGGCATTTGTTGTGCCACAGTGTGTAAAATTTTGTTGTTGAATTTATAGTAGCAGTACTTGCAACTTGCAGTCCAGTCTTGTCCACAGTTGTTTTTTACTTCGTATGGATATCCTTTGGCAGCATAGTTGTCACTGAGTTGTTGCCATGTGGGAATGATGTTGTCCACATCACACAATGAATAATCCAAGTCGTAGTTTTGCTTGTTCAACACATGACTGGTACAAATGTACACTTGATATTTTCCAGTGCCATGTGGATCCGGTGCCACGTATGGGCGGATCATGCCCACATAGCATCCATCCTCAAATGGTGAATCGTCTTCGCCAATGTCCTTGATAAAAATTTTGTTCATGGTGTCGATCTCATCAATCACTTGTTTGAATTGTGTTCTGATTTGTGCGTTGTTGCCTTTGATCAAGCAGTTGCCTGCTATTCTGACAAATTTCAGCTCAGGGTGCAGTTCCAACACTCGTGCAATTCGTCGGATTGTTTCAACATCTGTGGGCCGATAGGGTTTGCCTAATCTGTTGCCTGTACCTGTATCGCCTTCATATATGATGTATGACAAGCCCATTTTCTCAGGAGGAAACCCACAGAAATCAAAATCCTCTGGTTCATAACCTTCATCTAGTTTGATCAAACTAACTCTGATCCAATTGATCTTGTGATAGTTCTCTGGTTTTAGTTTTGACAGTTTTAATGTGTTGGTGATGATGCCAATGTCGTAGCCCAGTTCATGTGCATACTCGACTATGCTGTTGATGTCGTCCCGGGTGTCCTTGTCACGATAGATCAAGGGTTCGCCACCACCGGTGATCTCCACACTCTTTGCACCCAGTGTTCGAAAGTCACGCAAAACCTGTTTGATTTTTTCAAATGGCAAGTATGATTTCAGTGGTCGTTCAGCCACACTACAAAATGGGCAACCACTGCTGCAAACTTCGCACGGTGACAGTTGTATTGTGATGGGTCGGAACTTTTTGTCATGTTGAATACTGTACAATACATCAGTGTGTTGCAACAATTTGTCACCCCAGGTGCTGAATTTTTGTGTCAGTGCGATGTGTTTATTTTTGTTCTGCATTTTCCATACCTTTTCCTGTGTGTGGATTTGGGCTCTGTCTTGAAGTTGACATCTGCCCAATAATCTCACGACTTTTCATTACTGGATGTAACCTGGCCACTGATGGTATACACACCTTTACATCCATAACATTGGTGTTGACTTGATTGTCTGTGGCCAAGAATCCGTTTTCTCTAATATAATCAATTAACTTTTTTGCCCCTCGTGGTTTGATGATGTAAGCATACACACCTGAACTGTAGCATCCAGCTTGTTTTTTAAATCGCAGTGGATCAGGGTATCCAGTCACTGCTGGAATGTCAAGAATTGAATAGACTGATACAGGTGATGTCTGATCCTTATCTACCACAACATCATATCCGCCATCTTGTTTCATCCAAGGGCTAAAACAATCTAATTTACAAATGTCATCAAATTGACTCATGATGTTGCTAGGAATTTCTCGCATGAGCCAACCATCATGTTCAAGCACAAGATACGGCACTTGATCTCGCACACACTGCATCCATAGATAAAAATGGCTTAAAAAATTACCATAATGCCCCAAGGTCATTTTGCTGAGTTTTTGTTTGCCCAGTCTGATGTTGAGTTTTTTCAAGTGTTGTTCATAGTCTCGACCCCATATGGCTTGAAATATTTCTACGTTGACTCCAACTCGGGCTGCTTGTTCTCTGCACTCAGCTGATAGCTGTTCTGACAATTCATGCCCCAGCATGGTAATGATATATGACTTCATCGGTAAATCGCTTCTACAAATTCATACTTATCGGACTGGTGAGTGCTCATTGCCATCCCATGATCCAGTCGTCACGTACTTGATCTAGTTTGATCATGCCCCATTCTTGCAACAGCGCCACTGCCGCAAACTGTCCGTATTGCTTGCTGTACGCATCATGTGGTTTTTGTTCTATTACCACCACTGGTCTACAACGACGAATAGTTTGTTCAGCGCCTTGCAAGATGCGATACTCGTAGCCTTCGCAATCAATTTTTATATAACTGACATCATCGAAATTCAGTGTATCCAACCGAACAACTTGTACATTGCCTGTGCCCATGGTGGCAGGATCTAGGTGGCTGTGACCAGAATTGTCCTCAGTGATGATCATGGTGCCTTGTGTGTCTTGATCACCAAGGGCAATTGGTTGAACTTCAAAGTTCTTGCCTTGCACATTGTGTTCCAAGCATTCTCTAAACAAGGCCACTGGTTCAAATGCTATCACACGAGAAAAACTGCCAACAAAGTCACGACTCCACAAGCCCACATTGGCACCAATGTCCAGGGCTAGGTCTCGATTTTTACACAGTTCAATACTTCGGCGACGCACAGCAACTTGATATTCGGCCGGAAGACCTTTGTCCACACTTTTCTTCAACATTCGCGGAAGGTGTGTTTCAAAGTCCGGGAATTTCCATCCATAATGCTCAATCATTTAATATCTCCTCAGTTTGTTTAATTATACGTTCGGCTGTGCCGTTTCGGAATTCGTCAATGTGAAATTGTCCATAAGCCAAGTGATTGGCCCAGGCTTGTATTTGATCCTGTTCCGGCCACCAAGGATTGTCTATACCAGCCAGATCCAAATTGGCCACGGGTCGTGCAGCATTGCATGGGGCCATCACAAACACCGGCACCCCGGCCAACACCGATTCTGTGGCTGCAATTGAGTTAAATGTGACCATGGCATGTACATGAGTTAGGGCATGTTCCACACGATTGTTTTTTCTATCAGTGCGGCTCCGATTACGTTCACGTACGATGATGGGGCGATCAGTGTATTGCTTGATCTTGGCCACAGTCTCTGCCAACCATGTGTCTAAGTCTATGTCATAAAACTTGCAAGGCTTTTCATCAGGTGCAACAATCAATATTGAACTACCTGGTCGCCGGCGTGAAATTTCAAGACCCAGGCCATTCCACCTGTCACTAGGTCGTGCAATCACCTGATCATGTTGTAAGTTGTTGGGCACAATTCTATGCCATACCTTCCAACCATGAGGATTCTTATAACCAGGGCGATTGCCCAAGTATCCTGAGTCCATGTATCTAAATGGCCTGTTGTCTGCCCAGCACTGTTTGATAATCTTGTGTTTCATTATGCCACGTAGCATGATGGGATCAGCACTGTCTTCATAGCGCCAAGACTCCAAGGGTGTGCTGACTTGACCTAGACCTTGTGCGTACATATCAATGTACTCGTCGTCACCATTTTTGCTGAGATAGATCCAGTTCATTGCCAGTATGCTTCGGTTCTTTTGACTTTCAAGTCAGTGGTTGGACTGCGTCCAGTTTTTTTACGTGAACCTTTGAGATGGTCCAAATATGCACCCCATGCAGAATTAATCAATGGATGCCCTTCGCCTGTGATCAAATGACTGCTCCAGTCAAGTTCTTTCAACACAACGTGTCGACGAACAACATCAAAAATAAAACTGTCATGCCATTCATCCTGTTGGAAAATTCCATTTTCTGCGTCATCATACATCCATTGAAATCTTTTTAGAAAATCCTGCACAGTCACTGAACGCAAATTCATTGCATACAATCCGCACTCGCTGAATTTTCCTTTTCTTCCAAGGAAGCACAGGTCTTTGTCAGCGGGAATCAACTGTTGTATGTCTTGCATGGTAATTGAACTGTGACAAATGGTGTCTGCGTCCATCCAAATCAGCACATCTGCTGTGGTATTCTTTGCACAGTGAAATATACTGTACACTTTGTGAGCAAAACGCACCGCATCCCATTTGAATGGTTTGGCAGCATCTCTTCTACGGCTTCGCACAGGGTCAGCAGATATGTCGCCATTGGCCCGGGGCACACCGCGCCACTGTTGTTTGAATGCTTGCAATTCACTGCTGCTCTGTTCCAAGTCACGAATCTGCAAATTGGTCGCAGACTGATCCACTGTGCAATTTTCGGCGTACACCACTAAGTCAACCTGCTGTGGCCAAGTCTGCAAAAAGGTATCAATCATGCGACGACCGTATGTATTGTATCCGTCGGCGTTGAACGTGGTAACTACAGTGTATTTCATAGACGTATTTACAGTGATCAAAACCATAGCCTATTTTCCTGCTCAGTGTGCATTAAACAGCAAACCAGTGATGAGTGCATTCTTGGACTGCTGCCAAGCCGCAGGTATAATCACACAAGAGAACTCAATGACTGCTGATGCGGCAGTGATTTGGTCAGTGCTGTGGCATGGTAGAATGCAAGCCAATCAAGCGGTGTACGAGCATTACCGAAGTCAAAACCGGCCAGTTATTGTGATAGATATTGGTGCGTTGTATCGTGGACACACTTGGAAACTGGCAGTGAATCATATAACCAGGGATGGCTATTACGGACATGAGCATGATTTGAACTGGGATCGTCCCAGGCAATTGCAAATAAGCCTGGCCACACAAGTCAATCCACGACCAGAAATCATCATTGCCGCACAGCACCGGAACAGTTTGCAAGTTGCCGGCATAGACAGCATGGAATTGTGGGTGTTGATGCAAGTTCAACAACTACGCAACTCAACTGATCGTCCCATACGCATACGATCACATCCGCGAAGCCCACTGCGCATGCCATACATGCCTGCTAATACCACAATGGAAGTGGCTAGACCCGTGGCACACACCTACGACAGTTTTGACATGCACTTCAATTGCCATGCTGTGGTTAACCACAATTCAGGACCGGGCATCCAAGCAGGCATTGCAGGCTGCAGACCCATTGTATCACACAGCAGCCTGGCATATCCTGTTGCTGTGGGCTATGCTGACATTGAACAACCCTATGAAGTGGATAGAGAACTGTGGTTGGCGCAGATATGCCATACTGAATACACTGTTGAAGAACTACGAGAAGGACTATGGCTAAAAAGAATCGAGCCCGCATTGACGGCATAATTGATTGTGCTTGTGTAATCCACGGCACTGGATATGATTGGCAGTACGTGGACAAACTGTACAACATGTTGACACGACACATGCCCCAAGGCATACGTTTTCATGTGTATACTGAAGAACACAGATCAGTACCGTCACACATGATCAAACACTGTTTGAGTGAATGGCCCGGTATATCAGGTCCCAAACGGTCGTGGTGGTACAAAATGCAGTTGTTCAATCCTGAACATCATGCAGGCAATTTGTTGTACTTTGATCTTGATTGTGTGATCATCAATGGCATTAGTTGGATACCCGAACTCAGCACTGATTACTTTTGGTCCATACGAGATTTTAGATATCTACAAAAAACCACTCACTCAGGAATCAACAGCAGTGTGATGTGGTGGAATGTCACCAAGTTTGCTGATGTCTGGGCGGACTTTGTGAAATTAGACATCCAGCAAACTGTACGGCGATATCAAGGTGATCAAGACTACATCGGTGCAGTGATTGATCACAATCAACGCAGAAACTTTGAACAAAGTCAACTGCAAAGCTGGCGTTGGCAAATCAGCGAAGGTGGTTATGACTTTTCCCGCCGACGACCCCGAAAACCTGGAACACCAACCATAGTAGGGGACGAGACCAGCATTTTAGTATTTCACGGAAAACCCAAACCGCATGAATGTATCACGGATCCTGTGGTAGCAATGCACTGGCAATGATGTAATACTAGAGTAGTACTTGACCGGAAATTCCCAAAATGCTATACTAGTGGCATACAAACAAACGGGAGCCAGCAATGGGATATCGTGTAGTTGACACCCTGGACATCATGCGTGACAAGTATGGGCCACGCAAAGGCCTGGAAGGCCCGTTCAACTTCAGTGGTCGTGTGTTGTATTATGACAACAAGGCAGGTCAGTACTACGACCCTACTACCGACTTCTATGTAGAGCAGGCGGAAATGGACGAAATCAACACCCGCTTCTTCGAACAGTTCAAAAAGTAACACTTTGGCAGTACTACTTTTTGATTGACCAATAATTCCCAAAATGCTATAATAATGGCATACAAAGCAAAAAGGAGCCTGGAATGATTACTAAAGACACAGCAAATTTTTTACTAAACATGGTATATGAACAGATTGCAGACGCTGAAGTATACGTGAACGGTGGCGAGGACAATGTGGGTTACTATGCAGACCTGCTGGTAGAGCTTAAACAGGCAAGACAACAACTGCTTGACTTGGTTTTGTAATACTTGAGTATTACATTTATTTTGGTTGACCAATAATTCCCAAAATGCTATAATAATGGCATACAAAGCAAAAAGGAGCCAGCAATGAAGATCGAAACAGCAATTAAACAAATACAAAATGAAGCAGATTTCCAAGGCATGGGCCTGTTGGAAACACTGCAAGACATCCAAAAACATGGTCGCATGTTGTACGGCGAAAACACAATGAAGGCGTTTGTTGTTTTTATGCAACTGGGCCAAGAGATGTTTGCACCGGTTGACCATTAATTCATTATTTGCTATAATAGAGACATAAACAGTAAACAACAACGCATTTCAAAGGAGCCAACAATGAGTGCAATTCGAGTTATCAAAGGTGTGTATCGCAACAAACCCGTTCGCAATATCGCTTTCAATCTTGTGTCAGGCTTTCAATCTGGTGCCAAAGGTAATTTCGTGACAGTAGAAAACAACGGTGCTTTTCCCAATTGCCCCGACACCATCCGTATCAAAGTCAACAACATTAGCGACATCGAGTATGTCAATGGAGATGCAGTGAGCAAAGAAAATACAGTGGCGTTTGCCAAGCCCCCAGTAGAGGCAGAAACAGAAGACGAGATTATGACACGTATTCGTGAGCGGTTTGACATCTTGCATGAGATGACAAAGGCCTGTGTCAACGGTGATATCCGTGCCATGATTGTGTCAGGTCCTCCAGGCGTTGGCAAATCGTTTGGTGTTGAGCAAGAGATCGAAAAGGCCACACTGTTTGACAAATTGGCAGGCAAGCGCCTCCGTGCTGAAGTTGTCAAAGGTTCAGCGACCCCTATCGGCTTGTATCAAGCACTGTACAAATACTCAGATGACAACTGTGTGTTGGTGTTTGATGACTGCGACAGCATCCTGCTTGACGATGTGGCATTGAACTTGTTGAAGGGTGCATTAGACTCCGGCAAGAAGCGTACCATTTCATGGTTGAGTGAGTCCAGCACCTTGCGCCGCGAAGGCATCCCTGATCGTTTCGAGTTCAAAGGTAGTGTGATCTTTATTACCAACTTGAAGTTTGATCAGATGAAAAGCCAAAAGTTGCGTGATCACTTGGATGCACTGCAATCACGCTGTCACTACCTGGACTTGACCTTGGACACCATGCGTGACAAAGTGTTGCGTATCAAACAAATTGCCAAGGACGGTGTGTTGTTTGCAGACTATGATTTTGAACCCTGTGCGCAGGACGAGATCATCGAGTTCATGGAAGCAAATCAAAATCGTTTGCGTGAGATGAGCTTGCGTATGGCCCTGAAGATTGCAGACTTACGCAAGAGCTTTGCAGGCAATTGGAAGCGTCTTGCAGAGACAACTTGCATGAAGAGTGCCTGACATGGCTTGGCTTCTTGTGCTACTGTTAATATTTTTAGGGCACATTGGCTTTGCATTCTTGTTGGCATGTCTTATTTTGTTACTTGATTGAGTTTTACCCCGGGGATTGGTTGGCTCCGCCCCGGGTTTTTACAACAGGCTCTTCGGAGCCTGTTTTTTTGACTTTTGTTTTGCAAGAGTATATACTGTGGTATGTTTCAGCGTCTTGTAATTACATTAGACAACAACTTTGAATTGCGTTTTAAAGTAAGACGCACACCATTGGCCGAACTGTGGTTAGAACGCATGCACAATCGACATGCATGGCCCATGGACAATCCAGATAGATTTTACGGATTTGGCACTGTGCAACAGGAGCAAGATCGTGCAGTCAACATGATACAACAATGCATAGCTACAATCAACAGTTATCAACACATCATTGTTGGTGAGTTTGAATACACACAAGATTGTCTCAACTATTTACACAGCATATTTGAACGCTATCATGGTTTGCTGGATCAACAAACATCCGAATACTGGCACTCGGCACCTGATACTGTTCGACAGGCTTTGGCCAATTTAAACTTAGCGGTACACAGATGCGAAACTGCCATAGCCGCACCTTGCCCAAGATTTGTTTGCACTTGGTTTGGTATGCCCAAAGTCAAACAGTTAGACGTTGAGACAATACAAACACATGGTGAATTACAAGTCAAATTTGGTACAGTGTATCTCAACTATTGCGAAATTGGAAAAACTGTGGAAGATCTCTCACACGACAATGATATATACATAGGTGATGATGCATTTCGACCGTTTGGTTATTACAGCGCAGACTTCAATGTTGCATTCTATAATCAAGACTTGAATGAAAAATTTGCCAGCATGCAACAGTACATTGAGCAACATCAAGAGTTTTTTCTTGCGCATGGTATTGAAACTGTGTATAATGTACAAGCACAACCGTTGCGATTTCCTGTGGCAGATTTAGAATACACTGGCACACAACAAGAATTAATCTCTCAAATAAGGTCACGACAACTTGTGCGTGAAGTAACTATAACATGAAACAATGCACCATACAGATACGTGATGAAGTAAACATCAAAATTGAAGGCCTAGACTTGGATGCCCGCAAAGCTCTGGTCACGGCATTCAAATATGAAAACCCTGCCGCACGTTATTTGCCAGCCGTGCGACTGGGACGCTGGGATGGCAAGGTGGCATACTTTCAACTGGGTGGCAGCACCTATGTAAACTTGTTGCCGGAGATTGTGCCCATATTGGAACGACTCAATTACGACATTGAACTGGATGATCAACGTGACTATTCAAACACATTCAACTTTGAATCAGTAACTGAAACAAGTTTTGAGCATGTGTCATGGCCTCGGACACATCCTGCCGCAGGTGAACCCATCATGTTGCGTGACTACCAAGTGGAAATCATCAACAACTTCTTGGCCAACCCACAGTGCATACAGGAAGTGGCCACAGGCGCAGGCAAGACCATAATGACAGCGGCCCTGAGCAATGCTGTTGCACCTTATGGACGCTCAATCGTTATTGTGCCCAACAAGAGTCTTGTGACACAGACCGAAGCAGACTATATCAACATGCAACAAGATGTTGGTGTGTATTTTGGTGACAGAAAAGAATACGGACGTCAACACACCATATGCACATGGCAAAGCCTCAACAACCTGCTAAAGAACACCAAAGCAGGAGTAGGCGACTGCACCATTGGTGAGTTCCTTGAAGATGTTGTGTGTGTGATTGTGGACGAAGTACACATGGCCAAGGCAGATGCACTCAAAACCTTGTTAACAGGTGTGATGGCTAGAGTGCCAATTCGTTGGGGATTGACTGGAACTGTGCCCAAAGAAAAGTTTGAGAGTCAAGCACTGCTAGTGAGCCTAGGTCCTGTGATTGGTAAACTTAGTGCCAGTGAACTGCAACAACAAGGTGTGTTGGCCAACTGTCATGTGAACATTGTACAGTTGATTGATCATGTGGAATACAAGGACTATCAAAGTGAACTCAAGTACTTGCTGGAAGAGTCTGGGCGACTGGATACCATGGCGGATCTTGTGCGCAGAGTAAATGAAACAGGCAACACCTTGGTGCTGGTAGACCGCACCGAGTGTGGTAGACAACTGGTTGCAAGGCTAGGAGACAAAGCAGTGTTTGTTAGTGGCGCAACCAAAGGAACAAAGAGGCAAGCAGAATATGATGAAGTGGCTGATGCAACCGATAAAATTATTGTGGCAACTTATGGCGTCGCTGCCGTGGGTATTAATATTCCTAGGATTTTTAATCTGGTCCTTGTTGAGCCTGGCAAGTCATTTGTTAGGGTTATTCAGTCAATTGGCCGTGGCATACGTAAAGCAGAAGACAAAGACCATGTTCAAATCTGGGACTTGACCAGCACTTGTAAATTCGCCAAGCGTCATTTGACCAAGCGCAAACAGTTTTACAGGGAAGCCAACTATCCTTTTACACAAGAAAAACTAGACTGGATGAAAATAGGTTGACTTTTGTTACACAACAGTGTATTATAACAACATGCGAATATTAACCCTAGACAACATTCATTACGACCTAGATCATTTGCCTGAAGAAGTAGATGACATGAGGTTTGCTATATTAGACAACAGCAACCCCCAAGAGCCCGACTATCATTTTATTCCTCTAATCTTTTTGGAAAGTTTCAATGCGCCTGCCTTGGTGCTACGCATTGGTGAGAACACCATAAAGATGCCCATGGACTGGCAGATACTCATAGGTGAACCTGAGATTGGTGACTTGGAGGTGTTGCCATTGACGTCAATCAATGATCGTGGTTTTAGAGTGTTTCAGTTCAATCCACTTACCAGCTTCCGACCAAGTTTTCCGGACATTGAAATCTTAGACGTGTATCATGAAGTATCGTGGTATGCACCCAAACTCAAGAATGGTCAGTTGTTGGCCGTACCATTAAATGATGATCCTGATCCTGACTGTGTGTACTTTGTGAAAGACATCAGTCGCAACTGTGAGATAGTAGACTACAACAAGAGTTGGTAACATGGCATACACCGAACCCGAAATATTTGAAATAGTCAATCGCTTGGCCAAGATTTACTTGGAAAGTTACCCAGAAGATCAGCAAGGACTAGAACGATTCCTGCGCTGGGCGCATTTTCAATATGGCTACAAGTATGGGAACCCTTAAACCTGGCGCCGCGTATATATACGAACGTGTGGGTAATGAAGTGTATGCTAGAGAAGCAGGCGCTGATCCCAACACACGTGAATTGATTGGATATGGATATGATCCGGTGAGTGGACATGAAATTGATTATGATAAGCGTACCTCAGATGGTAGACCTTTGGTTGATCACATCCGGGAAGATAAAATGTGGGGGGACATTCGGCGATTGGCCCGGACCAATCCGGCTTTACAAGACTCTCTGGAACGTGCTATAATGATATACAAACTAATCAAAGTGGACAAGTGAGCGACAAACTAAACATTGCCAATGAAATGCGACAACTGGATCGCAAGAACAGAAGTTTCTATCGCGACCTCACTGACGAGGAACGCAAAAAGTTTTCTAACTATCTCATGATTCGCTGGGCATCATGTGTGGAAGGATCACGTGACTTGCAAGAGTTTTATCTAATCTCCACCAACGAACGATTGAACAAACACTTCTTTAATATTAACAAGCATCCTGAACTGCAATGGCTGTGCGCCACCACGGTGAGTCCAGACATGGGCACACCCAGACACAACTGGATTTCGCCCAAGAAAAAAGAAACAGGTGCAGGGGCAAGCAGTATTAGAAAGCAGTTGGCAGAGTTGTTTCCCACATACAAACAAGATGAAATAGCCATGTTAGCCTCAATGACCACAAAGAAAGAACTAGATCAATACATTCGAGATCACGGCAACGACAAATGAAATATCAGCAACTGGTAGTAAACGGATGCAGTTACATGCACAATTATGCTGCAGGGCTCGGACATGTTAATCTAAAAACTAAATTGGGTATCAACTCTGCACAAAGTATAGCTGTGAGTGGCAGCGCCAACAGTAGAATTTTAAGAACAACTTTAAAACACAGTTATGCCACAACAGTGCCAACTTTTTATGTGCTGGGCATGACTTTCGTCAGCAGACTTGAATTACCAATTTGTGAAGAAGAAAACTCGTTTGAAGGTCGTTGGGTTAATCCACAAAATCAAGAATTCAAATCAAGGTGGCAAATGCATTGGACAGACCAGGACAAAGAACAATTTGTAGAAACCAAACTCAAAAGCGAAATCTACAGCATCGTTGATCGCACTGAAGATTTAATGTATCGTATGTTGAGCACCGTAAACGACTTAAAGAGTCGTGGGCATGCTGTGCTGATGTACCAACAAGCAGACAATCTTTATCAGGCACACTTGCATGATCCCAAACTGACTTTGTTCAACCACTGTCCAGAAATCGTGCATGGATTTGAATGGCGAGCCACTGCATATCAATATGAGCTAGGTGTGCTTGGAACAAAATATACAGCCGATTCTCAACATAATATACCCCCAGATATGACACACCCAGAAAAAGGTCACCATTATGTGCTGAACACATACTTGACAAACTACATCAATGAGCATAAAATATTACAATGAGTCATCAGTGTGCTTTTTGTAAAAAAGAATTTGCAAGAGAGACCAGTATTGCAGTTCACATGTGCGAGCCCAAACGCCGCAGATCGGAACGCAGTGAACGTGGTGTTGAACTAGGTTTTCAATCCTACCTGCGGTTCTATGAGATTGCCCAAGGCTCGGCCCGGCTCAAAACATTTGATGACTTTGCGGACAGCCCTTACTACCGAGCATTTGTCAAGTTTGGCAGATACTGTGTGGCCACTCGGGCAATCAATCCCCGACAGTTCACAGAGTGGTTGCTGAAACACAACAAGAAGATCGACAACTGGGGTTCGGACAAAATCTACACTGAGTACTTGTTGGACTATTTGAAAGTAGAAGCAGTGGCAGATGCCTTGGCACGAGCAGTGGAGTTTGGTATAGACTGGAGTGAAACTCACTCAGCACCTGCTCATGATTGTTTGCGTTATGGCAGCACACATGCCATGTGTTATGCTGTCACAACAGGGCGCATCAGTCCTTGGGTGATATACAACTGTGAGTCGGGGCAAAAGTTCCTGGGAGAACTCACAGCCGATCAGGTGAGCATGATATGGCCTTATATAGATAGTGACGTGTGGCAAAAACGATTCTCAGACTATGCCGCAGACGCTGAATACGCAAAACTAATATTGAAACAGGCAGGATGGTAATGCGAATTTTATGCCTTGGAAATAATACCGAAGATACTGATACTAAAACTCGTCGACTGGCCGAACAACAATCAGTCAAGTGTCACGGATTAATTTCTGAACTTAATCATGTGATTGACTTAGAATTAATACAATATCCTGGTTATTATCATTCTAGTGTGTATGATTTAGAATATCATCGACTGATCGATTTAGCACAAGAATTTGATCAGATTATAATATTAGATCAACCAAAACATCAATATTCTCATCCCAACGCATTTTATAAAACTATTCGCGCTGCCAAACAAATCAATGCCACAGTACCAGTGGTATACCTAGATTCAACATACGACACCAATATAACATTTTTTGAAGATCTAACAAAAACAAATAAAAGTTTTTGCATTTTTCCATTTATAGAATTATTAGCCGACAATGGTCAAACAACAGTGTGTTGTAGATCAAACACCCCAATAACATCATTGTCAGACATTATAGATTTTAAAACAGATCCACATTATCAAAAAATTAGAAACAACATGTTGTCGGGAATACTCATGCCCGAGCATTGTTCTCATTGCTATGATCTTGAAAAACAAGGAATCTTGAGTGCAAGAATGCAAGAGACTGTTGAATGGGCCAATAGGTTGAATTTATCTAATATTGATGATTTGGACAATTTACAACATCCGGTGTATTATGAAGTTCGTCCAGGCAACACCTGTAATTTACAGTGTAGAACTTGTGGACCAGATAACAGTAACCTAATAGCACAAGAATATAAAAAAATTAATCTGATCACTGACTACAACAAAAAACATTATTTAAATTTTGATTTTGTTAAACTTGAAAATATTAAAAAATTGTATGTTGCCGGTGGCGAACCTACTGCAATGCCAGAATTTTATAATTTTGTTGAAAAGTGCATACAAATCAAACAGACAAATTTTGAATTTGTTGTTAACACCAATGGTACCAAACTCAGTGATAAATTTAAAAAACAACTAAAAGAATTTTCTAACTTTCAATTTATTATCAGTATTGACGGGCTTGGCGAGTTAAATCATTACATACGTTGGCCTAGCAAGTGGGAAACAATAGTTGACAACGTTAAATATCTTAAAGAACAAAACTATGTGGTATCATTTAATACAACGGTATCCATATATAATATTTCTCAATTGTACGATCTGTTGGCATTTTTTGATAAAGAATTTCCTGGTATATTAATACACCCTGCATTTGCTAATGCAAACACCGATGAGTTGAGTGCATTGAATTTTCCCAATAGAAATTTAATTATAGATAATCTGATGGGTGTTCAGAAATTGAAATGCTATCACAATGATCCGCTATTGCAAAGTTTTATTGATGGCATTATAATGTATTACAGCAAAGATTATAGTTTAGACCTGGAAAAATTAAAAACATTTTTTGAATTCAATGACAAATTAGATCAATCAAGAAATATTAAATTAGTAGATTACATTCCAGAATTAGAAGCAGCAAGGAAATTGATATGATAGGAAACATTGGGCAAACTGGCAAGTATGTGGTAGTCACCGACGGTCCTGGTAGTAATTATATCAGTAACAGTAATTACATGAGTGTTGGACAATTACAATATAACATCAACAATACGCAAAACTAATATTGAAACAAGCAGGATGGTAAAATCAATTATCATAATTGGCAGCACTGATTTAAAAACATCAGAGTACTACAAACAGCTTGGTATTGCGCCGAGTATGTTAATCACAACCTGTGACCACGAACAATTAATAGGGCACACATCAGTGGGCGATGTGCCTGATTTAAAAGATCTTGAATATATTTTAAGTCAGGCAAAAGAAGTGTACTGGGCAGAATCTAGCATTGACGAGTTTTTTGACGCCGATAGTTATTACGATTTTCTTAATTGGCTAAAAGATTACAACTTAGTCTATAAAAATGTTGTAAATTTTTACAAAATTAAATTTGATGACTATAACTGGAATCAGTTGTTGCCACAAAATTTAAATCAAAATCATGCTGTGTTTTTTGGATGTAGTCACACCGCTGGGGTGGGGTTGCCTGATGTTGAAACACATTACGCTACTCAAGTAGCAAAACATTTTGGCAAGCAAGTGTGTAATTTGGCCTCTGGTGCTGGTAGCAATGGATTGATATTTGATCGATTTACCCAATTTGATTTTTTTCCAGAACAGATTGTCGTTGTGCAACTTACTTATCTTGAAAGATTGCACTATTGCGGGATTGATCGAAATCTAAGAAAAATTTTATTCACACATACTTCTGATAATTTGCGTCGTTCTCTAATAGATGTCTATCACAAAGATTTTTTATTTTATGAATTGTTGCAAAAAATAAGGGCAATGATTGCCATTGCTCGAGACAAAAAATTAAAAATGGTTTTTTGGCTGGCAGAGTATAAAAATTCAGACATATATTCTAAGGCAGACCAACGATATTTTTATCATATGCCAGAGTTTGTGCCTGCAAGTTTGATGGAAAATTATTGTATGGATGTGGCTAATGATAGGTTACATCCAGGCATTGAATCCAACAAGTTCATTGCCGATGTACTAGTAAAATACATCAAAACTGTTTATAATAAGGACTAATATGATAGGTCAAATACAACAAACTGGCAAGTATACGTCGATCACCGGCGGCCCTGGTACTAATTATGTCAACAACGCTGGCTACATGGGTGTGGGGCAATTGCAATTCAATACTGGCACACAACGATTGGAAGTGTATAACGGTACCAGTTGGCAACAACTCAGCCTGGGCACTTACTACGTTGGATTGAATCCTGATGCTGAATTGTTACTTGACTGGGTGAGTAAACGACGTGACGAAGAAGCAGAAGCCCGGCGTATGGCTGAACAGTATCCTGCTGTGGCAGATGCACTGGGTGCTGTTCGTGAGGCTGAAGAACAATTAAAAACCATTGTGGCATTGTGTAGAACATGAGTGCAGACATTGACATCGACGTCCCAGATCGAAGTAAGATATTAGAACTGATCCGTCACACACCTGCCAGGCAGGTAGTGGATGGTCGACCACGCCGGCACAATTCTGGCATCTACATCACAGACATTCCGCAAGATCCCGAACACGGCTGTGCTGCCATAGACTATGAGTCAGCAGAACAGCGTGGTTATTTCAAAATTGACCTGTTGAACATGAGTGTGTATCAGTTGATTCAAGATCCCTTACACTATGAAACCATGTTGTCAGCCGCACCTCCATGGAGTCGACTATGGACAGACAGACCCTGGGCCAGTCAGTTGGTACACGTGGGCAACTATGTGGATTTAATGGTGGCTATGCAACCTGACTCGATACCCAGGATGGCTGCTTTTATTAGTATTATCCGCCCGGGCAAAGCACATTTACAAAGAAAGCACTGGGATGAAGTGTTTGCGTCAGTGTGGGACGGGGACGAATCGCGTGGGTATACGTTTAAAAAGTCACACGCTGTGAGTTATGCAGCCTTGGTGGCCTTGCACATGAACTTACTCAATACGACGAACTAATGTAATTGATTTGCGTTTGCTCTTTTTACGAGCAATGTCTATCAAACTGCACACAGGACCATGTAGGATTTCAAGATCTTTGTTTGAAAATGTGCGCAGGGTTGAACGAAACTTTTCCCAATCTCCACGCAGGAATATGTTGATGGGTATGCTCCTATTGCTTTCCCACCACCAAGTGTTGGCCAGTTCCAAAAACTCTAATTTGTCTTGTTGTGAGAGCACAGCACCAAAGTCGTAGATGGTTGTAACAGCATCGTCCTTGTTTTGAACTATTCCAATATACTCGTTGCTGGCATAAACGCAAAGAGTTATAAAGGGGTATTTTTCCGCCAGTTTTTCAAAGATGTTATTACCCATAAATACGTATTGAGGATCCTATGTATTCAACCACTGCTTACTTATACCAACAAATCATTCGGGTACTTTTGATTGACACCAGTGGTGGATACTTTACTGCGAGGTACGACCCAGTGTACGCAAAAACTTTAACTGTTAACAAAGGTGTAGACAACGTACTGTTGTTTGAATTCATCAACCAAGACCAAAAACCTGTGAATATCACAGGCAGCACATTCCGCTTTAGATTGCTGAACCAGACTGGTGATGCATTGCTGATCGAAAAAGACATGACTGTGCTCAGTGCCAGTTTGGGACGGATCAAAGTTGTGCTGGACACAGCAGACACCATCAACATACTAGCACAGCCCGGCAGTTACAGCATTGAACGCACACAAGGAAACTATGTGCAAGCCGCATTCACAGACGACAATGCTGGCGCCAGAGCCGACTGCAACATTGTGGATTCAGTGCTACCACAGTTCATGGCCAGTCAACCAGTGACAATACCCACAATAAACGGCAAAAATTCATGGCCACAACCTGGACCAAGTTCCTACCCAGACTGGGCATTGAACCCACAGCCACTGTCACGCAATTATCTCACAGAATACTACTCAAGCCATATTGACACCACAGGCGCCAGTTTGACCACCGTCAAGTATGATCTGGATCATTATACTGGCACAGTCAAAGTGCAGGCAGCACAGGATTACGAATCTGTCTGGGTAGATGTCACAGAAAGCCGCGAATATTTTGACGAAACCGGTACTTTTTACATCAATGTTGTAGGATTCCATCCGCTGTTACGCCTGGCTATCAATAATAGTCAAGGCTATGGTGCCAGTGCAACTGCCACTGTGGTTGATGGTGTGGTCACGGGCATTGCTGTGAACAATGCTGGCTCGGGATACATGGCTGCACCTTATGTTCAGATTCTGGGCAACGGTGCTGGTGCCACAGCCATTGCTGCACCATTCACAGGGCCCAGCGGCATTGGTGCAATCACTGTCACAAATGGTGGTTCTGGTTACTTGCCCTTGAACTTTGGTGGCACTGAAGCACAGGCTGTGACTGTGCTGATCACAACTGGCTACGTAACCAATATCTTTTATCGTTAACTGTTGCATTTGCGTGACAAATCTGTTACACTGTACAGATGCTTGATATCCTTGCTTACCTACCTGCAAAAAAGAAACAAACACCCTCGGGGTGGTTGAGTTTCAATGCGGTGTGTTGTCAGCACAATGGAAGCACACAGGATCGACGAGGACGTGGTGGTCTCAAAGCCTCTGAGGCGGGTTGGAGTTATCACTGCTTCAATTGCTCATACACAGCCAGTTTTATACTGGGACGCAGTGTAAGTTATAGGGCTCGAAAACTGTTGGGTTGGATGGGGGTTCCAGAAGTAGAAATAGAAATGCTGGGATTGGAAAGTCTGCGGCACAAAAATATACATGGCATACTGAGTGAACGACAGCAAGTTTGGAATGCCATCAGCGACATTCAATTTGGTGAGTTTGATGAGTTGCCACCATTTAGCGAATTGGTCACACCTGAGCAAACAATTCAGTGGAACTACCTGCGTACAAGAAAGGTGCCTGAGGACTTTCCTGTACTCACAGCCGAAAAGAATGATGGCGTTCACTGGACTCGTCCACAGGTGATCATACCGTTTACCTACAACAATGTCATGGTGGGGTGGACTGCCAGAATGTTGGATGGCAAGGCGCCCAAGTTTATCAGTCACAGTCAGCCCGGATATGTTTTTGGCACAGACTTACAGCACGAAGACTGGCAACATGTGATTGTAACAGAAGGCATATTTGATGCACTCAGTATAGGTGGCTTGGCGGTGATGCACAATACCATAAGTGATCTACAGGCAAGACTGATACGCAGTCTTGGG